GACATAGACGCCGTTCTTCTCCATCCAGTCGCGCCACTGCTCATCCAGGCCACTGATCCACGGCTGGGCCTGTCCACACCAGAAAACGCTGTCCTCATAGTCGGCGCTGTTCCGGTAATGGCCCAGGTTGATCATAGCGATGTCGTACAGCGGTGATTCGTCGATGCTGGGGTCGTTGTTCTGCGCGCCGACGAAGGTGAACGGGATCTCTTTGAAGCGCCCAGTGACACCTTCAGGCCTGAATTCTTCAGTGACCGCCAGCGGCCCACCACCTTTCGGCCCGGACCTGCGCCAGACCCGGCAAACGAAACCGTCGTCCTCCAGCGCCAGTTCCCGGTACTGCTCGGCCGTCTTGAAACCGAAGCCGTCGGGAATCTCAGGCGATTCACGCAACACCACCAGCGTCAACACGCTGTGTCCGTTCACCATCCCGGTGCGCCAGTTGATGATGTCTTCAGCACAGTAGGACAGGATCACCGAGTGCCCGCCGATGCCGTCGTCCTGGTGATAGTCGACGTACAGCCCATGCCGTCCGGCCTCAAGCACCTTTTCAAGCGTGCCCTGGGAGTGCTGGTAGATGCTGACGCCAGAACCGTTGGCGTTGTCCTGCAGGTATTCCAGTTTTTTCGGCACCGTGAGCGTTGGGTCCTTGTGGAAGGCCAGGCCCAGCAACCCGTTACGGGTGTGCCCAGTAGCGTTCTTGAACACTGCCCGCTCGCGGTAAGCCCGGTTCCGGTCTTCGTTCTCCGGCGACTTGTCGTGTGCGTTGATGTACGGGAGTCGATCGACAACCCGGTGCTGACCGGCACAGACGTCGCGGACGGTAGCCCAGCGGCCCAGCGCTTCGATGTAATCCGCCCGCTTGAAGGAGACGTCGTTGCTCATCGGGCGTATCCCATTTTGATAGAGGTGACGATCGCTTTGATCGGATAACGCTTGGCAATGAAATAACCAGCAGCGTCGTTCATGTGGTCGTGACCCTTTTTCGGATCTTTGTCCGGCTCACCCTTGTCGGTGTAGGTCTGTCGCTCAAGACACAGTGTTAGCTGGGGGCATTGATCGATGTTCACCTTCAGGCGACGCTCGCCGTAGGCGTTCAGGAACATAGCGTTCACCGAGTTCACACGGTCTTTCACGCCCGGGTTTGTGGAGTCGACGATCACTGTGAACTTCGCTTTCTTCAGTAGCGAAAGGTCGGACTCGCTCGCGTTTTTGCTGCTGGTGTTCTGCCCGCTGGCGTCGGGATATACCGCCACCGAGTGACCTGGGAACCGGGCCTGGATCTTCTCGATCATTTCAGGCGTGTCCCGCACGCCGTGAAACTCATCCAGGGCCATCGGAAGGTCGTCACGCACTACATAGACGACGGCCGCCATCTTCATGACGTTGAAGTCCATCCCGATGTGAAGCGCTTCGCCCGGCTTGATTCGTTCGCTGGTTCGGCATTCGTCACGATTGAACGTGTAGTAGACGACACCGGCGTAGTTTTCGAAGCCAGCTTCGTACTCTTGCCGAAACGTCCGGGGGTCCATCTTGCGCTTGGCAGCCTCGAGCTCTTCCTCTGGAACGTTGCCGCCCTGCAAGGATGTGTACTGCCAGCTCTTGTGGTCAGGCTCGCCACCAGGCTTTCCGTCGAGGTATGTGTCGTAGCAGTGGTTGAAGCCTTTCGGCGTGCCAATGCGCAGCGCATGACCGCCCTTGCGCATCCCGACGCCAGGGATCTGGTACTGACAGGTCGAGAGCATCGGACGAAGAACTTCTTCCCACGCCGCCCACGGGCAGTCTGCCCATTCATCCACCAAGACGAAGAACAGGCCGGAGCCCCGCAGGTTGTCGTAGTTATCGAGCCCTACCACGCGCATGACATGACCAGACTTGAGCGTGATCGAGCATTCGGTCTCGTTCGGGCGGTGCGCACGCCACACTTCGGGGATCGCCTGCTTCAGTCGCCGCCAGAACACGCGCTTGGCCTGCTTGAAGGTCGGTGCGCCGTACCAGATCTCGTCCTCGACGCTTACGCCCCACTCCGCAGCCAAGCGGGCAGCACGGCGCATCTCGGCCTTGCCCAGGAACGTCTTGCCGAACCGTCGCCCACACACCGCATCGCGGAAACGGGCCTCAGGCTGGAAGCCCCAGCAGTAAATGTTCGCCTGCTTGGGCGTCAGCTTTACCGGTGGGTCAAAGGTACGGGGTAGCGGGGACATTCTCATCAGGCTCCAGGGTGTACTCAGCAACGGCGTGCTGCTGGTCAGCGTGGGAGCCCAAAGGCTTTTCAGGTTCAAGGCGGCGATTCACGTAGACGTCGCCCACCTCTTTGGCTGCCTGCTCCAGTAGCTGGGCAGTCAGCGCCATGTTCTTCATGTTCTCGGCCTTCTCGGCCATGCGTCCAAGCGCGCGCAGTCGATAGGCACGGTTGGCGATAGGGATCTCCGCGGTTTGTTCGCGAAACCGAGCCCGGGTGTCTTCGAAAAGGGTTCTCCACTTCAAGTGAAGGTTCCGTCCGACGTACTTGGTTGGGTCGTATGCCTCACACTGCTGGCGGGTTACGTCGAGGCCATATTCCACTTTGACAGCCGTCACCACCTGGGATGGCGTGTCAAAGCAGGCTAGAGCCTGTACTACAAAGGCTTTCACCTCGTCTCTGAGTGCGGCCATAGATGGGCATCCGTCAAAGTACTGTCAAAGTCAGGCCGACTTGAGCAGACAGGTTCCGCAGGCCCTCGCAATGTTCAATTTCCCCACCTCAGCAGGACTGTTTGCAGCATCCACCAACGCTTGAACGTCAGGGCTTGCACCATAGCGGCGGACGACACCGACGAACTCTTCGACGTCGTGGCCCTGCAGCTTGATCTTCGGTGCGCCGTCTTGGGTGAATGCTGGTTGACCGAACTTGTCGGTCGCGTGAGCCAGGTGATACAGCTCGTGCTCGATCAGTGCGCAGAACTCAAGGTCGCTGCACTGGGCACAGTAGTCGGCAGCCAGAGTGATGATAAAGGCAGGCACGTCGCCGAACCAATCACGCATCTGTTGCTCCATGCGCGCCTTCTGCCAGCCGCCGGCGCGGAACGCTACCTGCTCGGCTTGGCCCAGGACTGTCCTACCCTGCTTCTCGAAGCTCGACGACGCCCACATGACCTGGATGTCTGCATCCAGTAGGTGGGCATGGTCTTCGTTGTGAATACTGCCGGTGTCGACAAGGATCTCGGTCTGGAGCCATTCCCACACTTCAGGCGCTGGAGTCAGGCGAATGCCGAAGTCGGACAACTCAGACAGCTCAAGCAGTGACGCTGGAGGGTAAGGCCTGTCCATGGATCACCTTGAGCTTGAAATAGTGGCGCGTTGCCGGTATTGGTGAAGATCAATCCGTCAGCAAGGAAAGCAACATGGGCTTAACTACTGCAGATATTGAGGTCTATTCAGATCATGAAACGGTTCGATTGGTCGGTATTCCATTCACGTTTAACCCAGGCGATCGGACCATTTACACCGGCGCAGACAATTCGAGCGCCGTGGTGCTACGCGCAGGCTGGCTTGGCCTGAAGACCGAACCATTCAAGGGCTGGCAATCGGCGCACATTCTTTCGGTAACCGGCAGCAACGGGGATGATCGCGTGTTCGAGGTGAAGCGCAACTTCAACAATCCAGTGCAAGAGGGCGAATGGCTGTGGTTCCCAGCTATGCCCCAGAAAGTAGAGCCCTTCCGAAGCTGATCATCCGTGCCGCACTCACCTGCGGCACATCCAGGTCTCCAAAGCCTTTAGCAAGCCGACGTGTAACTACGAACTCAATTGGCGTTTGTAGGCCGCGACGTGCTCAGGAAAGACATCACCATATGCTGGGTACTCGATACCTAAGACACTTAGCTCTATTGCGTCTTCCCCGCAATCGGCCGAGTAGTCCGCAACGGACACTCCTGCAGCACGAATTTCCTCTCCGTCCACTATGCGCACAGTAAAATTGAAATGGCTTTGATCACACTGAGCGCAGGCTCTGACCTGCTCCTGGATACTGGAATATCCAGGAGCCGGAACAAATACGCCGAACGCAACCCCCATGGGCGGATCGCCGAGCTCTAAATCGGACCAACCGATATGCTGCCCATTACTGAAAGCTTCGAATCGCGGCATGGAGATGACCTCTCAGAGCACTGCTGAATTTCCCGAAGAATAACGCATCAGCTTGATAGCGGGCATTCAGGACAGAGGGCGTGGTCATTATTGACATGACCTTGGTCGCACCACGAATTGGCGCGCTCGATTGCCTCCCAGTCGGATTGCTTGGTTGTCATAGGTCCTCTCTGACGCTTGAAATAGGGGCGCGTTGCCGGTTATAAGTCCGCCCGATAAAGCTATAGAGCTCAAGGTGTAGGAAATGGATAACCTGATGAAGCTGCGCATCGTACTGACAGTGGCAGCGGTTGGCGCCTTTCTACCAATTACCATCCTCTTCGCATTCGGCGTCGTGGCATTCTTTATTCCGCTCATTTTTGTGGCCAAGAGTCCTCCGCTCGGGACGCTAGCACTTATAGGCGCATTAATCGTCTCGGCATTCGCGATATGGTCGGCATGGAAAATCTATGCACTTTCAATGGCGGCCAGACCCGTTGTGCGCAACTCACGCTTACTGGCGTCGGGAGCAGTGATTGCAATGATTTTGGGTATGGTTCTCGCGTACTGCACGCGCACTCTACCCCAGCTCACATGCATATTTCTGATGCCGGGGATAGTCTCGACAGCCATGCTCGCCCTTTCATTGAAAAGAGCGAAAGTCTGATGCGGGCGAGTTACGTTGCTCACGGCGCTACCTCATACTGAAATGCCCGATCAGCAGGCATGGCCGTCACAAACCGGCACCGGTGGGCGTCGAACTCTTCCTTGGTGGCGATCGTTCGCTCATAGCGTGAGTTGGTCTTCCCGGTGAACCGCTCACGATGAATGACCACACCCTGACGCAGGAACTCGACTTCAGCCGATCCCAGTAGCTTGGTTACGATTACTTTCATGTGACCTGTCTCGCGCCACGATTTGGCGCAGTCGAAAACGTGGCGCGGATCGGCCATTCAATTTCAGCCGTCCGTCGCTGGAGTTAATCTTGCGAGGATATTTGCCGACACCCTGGTATTAGCTACAGAAGCGTCGGAGCCAAAAGTGAATACGGAACAAATCAAAAAAGATCTATTCCAAGCATCCGAACACTTCCTCAAGATTGCGGAAGTATTTTCGAGCTTTAAAAATTCTGACTTAGCCAAAGATCCAGCCGTAGCTGCTGAGCTCGCAGGTCTAGCCAATGCTATGGAAAAGCTTTTCGAAAAGATTGGCTCGCTTAACGAGCTGTCCAAGAAGACCAATTCTGACCAGATACGCACGCGGCCAGTACTCACATTGGTAAAGCGATAGCCTGAGCACGTCTCGAAAAGGATTACTTGCTCCGGCGCTCAACACCACCAGGCGCCTTGTCACAGTGCAGGCAGTGCTCGCAGTTCAGTGTCCGACACAGCCAGACCTTCACTCGCTGCCAGTACGTGACCATGAAGATGTGGCGGGCACCGGCCAGGGCCAGGGACACATGCAGGGTCAGGCCGGCGGTGGTCGGACCGAAGAAGATGTTCTGGCTGCGAGCCATGACGACGAATCCGCTGATGGCGATCGTCGAATAGATCAGCTTCCCGAGAATGCCGTCCCTCACCTTCCCGCTCAGTACGCACCAGGCTGCCCACAGCGCGATAAGGCCGCAGGCGATGGAGTTGATCAGTTCAAGATTCATGGTGGATTGCCTCCCCCGAACCGCTGGCGGATAAGCGCCCAGAGGTCAGCGGATTTAATGGCTCGATTGATGGCCGCCAGGAGCGAGCCGCCGAATGCACCCAGTAGGAAGCCGATACCGGCGACGATCTTCGGCTCGGTCACGCCCAGGTAGGTGCTGACCATACTCGTCAGGTAGATCGAGCAGGCCATGCCGGTGATGAGGAAGATCATCCAGGCGCGCCAGTCGGACAAGTCGTCCTTGTGCCACCAGCTTGCAACAACAGCCCCAATCAGGCCCGCGATTAGCAATTCGAACCTGTCGATCTTGTCGAGCAGGCGCTGTAGATACTCCATGCGCTCGACTCCGTGGGGCATGTTTGAAATAGGTCAGCCCCGACGGCACTCCCTGCTTAGAGCGAAGGGTGTGGCGGGGCCGAAAATGAAAAAGCCCAGCTCGATGGCTGGGCTCTATTACGCAAGGAGATAGAAGATCATGGAGTCCAGTAAGCAATCTTGCCGCTTGCACCAACAGCTATAAAATTGCCGTTGCCGTAGGCGACGCTCCGGATATCGGTTCCTGCGAAAGTGTTGGCTTGCTGAACCCAGCCGATCCCATCCTCGGAAACGGCTGTCTTGCCGCCGTCGCCGACAGCTACATACTTGCCATTACCGTAAGCAATGTCGCGGATGATGGTTCCAGCGAAACTGGTATCCTCAACAGCAGTCCAGCTAAGCCCATCGGATGAATATGCCATCTTGCCATCCGCACCAACGATAAACATTTTCCCGTTGCAAAGCTTCATGGAAAGGATGGTGCTAGTGCCAAAGGTGCTGGTTCTGGGCGTGAATGTTTGCGGATTTTCCGTCGCCATCTTCACTGCGCTAAGCAGCTTCCCATTCGATCCCGCAACCAACACAAAACTGCCAATGACGTTGACGCAGTACACAGTCTCGCTAGAAGTGAAGGTCGTAGTGCGCTCCACCAGGCCTGACCAATCGCTATAACGGGAAAAGACTTTACCGTTAGACCCAACCAGTATCCAGGTGTAGCTGTTACCGGAAATTGGTTGATAAAACACAATGCCTTGCAAGTCCGCGGACGCGCGAACAGTTGCCGTAAGGTTTGTCCAATCCCTTTCAGGCCGTGCTGCGTCGCCGAAGATCAGATTGCCGGATTGAGAAAGGGCTTGAAGCGATGTCCCAATACCGTTCCAGTACAGCTCGTTGAGGACCATTCCGCTATTAGAGGTGACGACGCCCTTAAGCTTGGTCCACGCTGTACCAGTTGCGCCTCCACTGACAAGCTGAGTGGTTGCGGGAAGACCGTTGCCACCAGCCGCAAAAAACTTGCCTTGCGCAAAAACCACGCGCCGAAGCATGCCGGTGTTATCCACCGGTTCTACTTGAGTCCAAAGATCTTGCAAGGTTTGAGACGCCGAGTTTGCGTTTTCCATTTTAAACTCCATTACTGAGCTGATTTAAGTTCAGGCCTCTGAATTGGGCGTATGGCGCTCATGGGCGATTGCTCGAGGCTCGTGGCCTTCACATGATTCAACGTCCCGCATCGGGAACATTTGATCTGGAGCTCTGTAAACCCACCCGTACGGGCGAGAAGTCTTTTGCAGTTACCGCATCTGAATTCTTTCAACATCTGCAATGCCTTTTGATTTCTGCTAGGCTCCGTCCCGCTCTCGAGAGCAAGGGGGCCTTGGCTGGCTTGCAGGCTGGTTCTGCGATCTGGTGACTACAGGAAGTGGTCAGACACTCCCTGGAGTCGCCCTCTCTTTTCTCGCACCAACGAAAAAGCCCCGAACTTGTCGGGGCTTTTGCGTTTCTGGCAGGCATAAAAAAGCCCGACACAGTGGCCGGGCTTTTTTCCTAACTCCTACACACGCAGGAATGACAGGATGGACAGATAATGGCTCATTGGCTCACTCGTCGTCAAGCGGCTTGTGTATCAATGAGTCCATCCGCATCCAGCAGGGCTTGAGCGGACACCAAAGCCTGATCCACTTCCCGCTCCAGCGCCTTGCGAATGTCACGCCTCCACCGCTCCTGGGTCTTAATCGGATGCGGTTCGTTTGACCAGTTGTCCATCTCGTACCAGCCGGCCGGTAGGACGTTGGTGGAGCGCTTCCCGTCCACGCCTGGCAACCGAGGCATTGCCCAGGTAACCACAGCGCAATGCAGGAACCGCTCCGGCGCAGGCGAACGCATCACGCGAGTCAGCTCCGCGATCGCTGCATGCTTGCGGTCGGTATGGGTTGAGTACTTTGCCACCAGCGCCCGCCAGTGCGCTGGGGTGAGCGATTTGTGCAACCTACCGAACACCCAGCAGTCCTGGAGAAACGCCGCCTCCTTGCCGACGATCTCCCCCTTCTGCTTGGCGCACTGCACCTTGGGTTCAAAGTCGCAGCCGCCGGCGGAAGTGATGGTCTCGGCGGCCAGCGCCCGAACTACTGCTGAAACAACATTGCGATAGGTCATGCTGCGGCCCTCCGAGCCAATTTCAGTTCACATTTTTTGCAGCGGTCCCAGTTGCCAGGCTCGAACATCGGCATTTTGTCCGTGCTTACCGTGTCGATTCCGCAGATCGAGCGCCAGAAATATGCCCTACCTTGCGCTGTGATCGCAGCGAATTCCTTTTCCTGATTGAAGTAGTGGGCCTTGCCCGTGATCGGGAACATAGGCTTCAGCCAGCCCTTGGAGGGCCTGCTTGCGCCGCCAGTGATTTGCGCAATCTGCCTCATGCTGCAGCCCTCTTCAGTTCTCTGGTCTTTGCCCGGTACTCGGCGGTGATAGCCTTCAGTTGCTCTATGGTTTCCTTGCGCGGCGCGTGGTCGGCTTCCAGCGCCTCGACAGCCTCCAGGCCGATGCGAGAGATGAGGCCGGTGCGGAAACCCTGGGAAACCGTCTCGCCTTTTCGGGCGAACTTCGAGGAACCCGCGTTACAGCTTTTGCACTGGAGCCAGATATTGCTGGGCACAAGCCTGAGCTCTGGCCTGGCACCCTTGCCGAGGAAATGCCCCGCATCGAATGCGCCGCCAGTCTTCCAACCCTGGGCCGCCAGAATCGACTCCTGCGACTCGCCGCAACTGATACAGCCGCTGCCGATGCTCAGTTCGTAGGTGCGGCGGTAGTCGCGCACGGCCTTCTCTGCATCCTTGAGGTGGTCGGCCCGAGTCTTGAGCGCTTCCTTGCGCACCTTGATCTCGGCGCGGCCAACCTGGGCCAGCGACTTGCGCGCCTTCGCCTGATTCACTTCCTTGATAGCCAGGCCGCACTTCGGACTGCACACCGCCTGCCCGAGGCGCTGCGGGACGAACGAGGCCCTGCATGCTGGGTTCTTGCAGGTCTTGGCCTTTGGCTGTTTGCGCTCAATGGTCATTCCTGGTTTCTCCGCAAACTGTCGATGTGCGCCTGCCTGGCTTTTTCATTGCGGGCCTTGCGCCGTTTCTTATTGATCGGCTCCATCACGCGGAAGAATCCCCACAGGAAAGGCACTGATACGGGAAAGGTGACCAGCATCAGCAGGCGGATCGCGAAGGCTGTTACGGCATACAGGAACCGGCAGGCGCCCTTCCATGCTTCCATGTACATGTCGAGGTCAAACATGCCGATGGACACCTGCCAGGCGATGTAACGCAAGGTGAATTTCTGGTTCATGCGTAGCTCCCGATCTGGTCAGCAGCACTCAGGGCTGCCTCTTCGGTTTCGAAGTGGGCGGACAGGACCAGACGCCAGCAGGCGTTGAACACGTCGCGGTAAAGGGGTTCGAAGGCTGTATCATCCATGGAGGCCCAACTGATCGATTTGGCTTCCTTGCGCACGCCGTCGGGCGTTCGCACCAGGTGAAAGTGACCGGCTTCGATAGTCACCCATTCACGGAA